TAAATGTACGGCTACGATTACCCAGCAGCAATAATCATTACTAATACTGCAACACATACAGGCAGATTTGGTAAGGTACACGCATTAAAAGATTCAGAGGCTACTTTTGTGGCTGAGAATATTACAGAAAATGGATCTGCAACTATTAATGGAATTGAAATGAAAGCCTCAACTGAGGTTTGCGGTGTTATTACAAGTATCACTCTTGCAAGTGGACAAGTTATTGCTTATAGATTATGAGTCTTGCTAATGCACTAAAAAAAGCGGCAAGTGCTTCATTAAAAAAACTTGGTGGTGATGTAACTATAAGGCAAGTAACGGCTGGAAGTTATAACACAACAACAGGAGCAATCACTGAGAGTACATCTGATACAACTATTAAAGGAGTTGTAAGTAATGTTGCTCGTAATGAGGTAAATGATTTGATTGAGTCACAGGATAAAAGGCTTACTATTTCTGCTGGTGATCTTGCATTTGCACCAACTACAAAAGATAGAGTTGTTATAAGTAGCGTTGAATTTAAGATTATTCAAGTTACAACGAATGAGCAAAATAATACTGCTGTTAGCTTTGATCTTATCTTGAGGTAAACATGGCAAGAGAAATCACCATATTACAAATTCCAAAAGTAATGGAGGAAGCCGTTGAAGTTCTAGTGCAATCTACAACTTTAGAATGGACAGCAAGAGTTAAAAAGGCGACACCAGTATTTGAACCTAGAGAAAAAGAAAAAGGCGTTGGAGGTTCTCTTAGAAATGCTTGGCAAACACAAATCAAGAAGTTTAGCGGTACAGTTTCAAACAATCTGCCATACGCAGAGCCAGTATGTTTTGGTGAAAATTTACCACCATCTTGGGGTAATGTTTATAGAACAAGGCAAAATACACAGGCTGGTTTTCCAGAACTAATAGCTAAAGAATTACAAACTTGGGCTATAGGTGAATACAATAAAATTAAAGGCAAGATATAATGGCTGCTACAGATTTAAATACAGTTAGATCTACTATCGAAGCAAGACTTGCAACAGAACTAGCTTCTAGCCCCGCCATACCTGTTGTTTTTAATAATATGGCATTTGATAGCACTACGGAAGATACTTTTGTACAGTGCATTACAAGCTTTGGTACGAATACATATTTAACGCAGGGAGACTCAAGTGGTTCAACAAACAATGTTGTTGGTTTAATTCTTCTCAATGTCTTTACAGAAGAGGGTATAGGAGCAGGGTCAAACTATACGATTTGCAAACGACTTAGGGACTTATACAATAGGATTACTGTTTCTAATGTAATCTTTGATTCACCTATTGGTCCTGAGATATTAACATCAAGTCCAGAAGGTAAGTTTCAGACACAAATTAGAATCACTTTTAATATTTATGAGGATCTTTAATGGAAATTACAGAGGCAATGCTTGATGTTATCGAAGCTGTTAAAGGCAGAAGAGAACCGCAATATTGGGATAATCAATGCAGACGTTACATGGAGAAACAGGAATTAAGTAAAAAAGCTGTAAAAAAAGCAGAAAAGAGTTAAGATACTTATAAATCTTTTTTTTATTTGTTATGGCAAAGGTAAAAGGTGATGTTGGGCAAGTCAAATTTGATGATGGTGGCTCATCTGTAAACCCTGTACTTGGTACTACTAGCTGGTCAATGTCTATATCAAAAGACACTCAAGAAATTACTGCACAGGGAGACACATTCAAGAGCTTCACTGGCGGTCTTATTGAAGGCGAAGGCACAGCAGAACTTCTTTATGATGATTCAGCCTCTGGTGAAACAGCAACTTTTGTTGATGGTGTATTAACTACAGGTGACGCTGGAACAGCCTCTTTTGAATTATTCCCAGATAGTTCAAGTGCAACAAAGAAAATTTCTTTCAATGGAATTATTACAAACTTTGAGCAAAGTTCTTCTTTAGGTGACCCAAACACAATAAGCATCACATTCAAGCCAACAGGGACTATTACTTCTGCTATTTAACTAAATTAAAAACTTCACATTATATTCATGGCAACAAAAAGAAATCTTGAAGTTTTACGAGAGGCTTTTGACTTAAATCAAAGACGCAAATTTGATGTAAAAGACAATGAAGGCAATATTGTTTTATCTCTATATTTCAAAGCCATAACAAGAGCCGACAGAGCAAGAGCCACACAAAGGGCTAACAGTGATGATCCTTTAATTGTTTCTACACATATGCTTTGTCAGTTAGCAGAAAATGAAGATGGAACAAAAGCGTTTCACCCATCTGACTTTGCTAGCTTACAGAATGATTTACCAGAAAATGTTTTAAATGAGATTGAATTATTTTTATTTGGTGTAAATTCTAATGTTACTGTTGAAAACTCAAAGGAAGATTAAAGGGGGACAACTGGTTATATTTTGAGTTTTTCCTAGCAACAGAATTAGGCAAGACAGTTAGTGAATTAAGAACACAACTAACAGACGAAGAGTTTATATATTTTGCTGCGTACTATGAAGTAAAATACGAGAAAGAAAAAAAACAAGCTGATGCTATCAAACGCAAATCAGGTTAATATAAAGAAAGTTATTGTTTAGTTGTGGCAGTCTCAAATGTAGAACTAAGAGTTAATGCCACTCAAGCTGTTTCTGCATTAAGGAAAGTAAATAAAGGGGCAATCACTTTTAATGAAACTGTCAATGGTACATCTGGACAGTTAAAAAATGCAAATAAAGGATTTTCAATATTACCACCAGCTTTATTAGCCACAGGTGCTGGAGCTAAAGTAGCTGCGGGAGGCTTTGCGGCATTACAGGCGGTATTAGCACCAATATTAGCTCCCTTGATAGGTATAGGGGCTGTTATTGGAGGTTTAACTGCTTCTTTTGATATTCTTGCCAAACAAGACTTTGCAGAAGCAAAGTTAAGTACATTATCAGACAATGTTGACGAACTCAAGCCTAAGCTGATAGCTCTTTCTAACGAATTAAGTGGTCAAGCATCAACTTTAGATTTATTAACTGCTTCCTATGATTTAGCGTCTGCTGGTTTTGCTGAAAACGCTGAAATAACAGAAATTTTAAAAGCTGCTCAATTAGGTGCTACTGGCGGTTTTTCTGATCTTGCTACAGTAACTGATGCGACTACATCTGTTTTAAATGCTTATGGTTTAGAAGCTGATAAAGCCGCAAAAATAGTTGATGGATTCGCACAGACACAAGCTGATGGTAAAATTGTTGTTGATCAATATGCACAGCAGATAGGACGTATCGCACCAATAGCGGCTGGTGCTGGTGTTAGTATTGATGAATTAAATGCTGCGATTTCTGCAGTTACTGCAACTGGTGTTCCTGTTGAATCTACCTTTGCTGGACTCAGACAGGTTATTGCTTCTATACAAAAGCCAACTGGTGAAGCATCTAAAGTTGCAAAGCAGCTTGGAATAGACTTTAGTGCGTCTGCCTTGCAATCAAAAGGTTTAAGTGGAGTATTAGAAGATATTATTAAAAATGGTGGAGCAAGTGCTGACAACCTATCTAAATTATTTGGAAGTGTTGAGGCACTTACAGCAATACAGCCATTATTAAATGATGAATTAGTTAAATTTAATCAAGCTTTAGATAATCAGGCAAATGCACAGGGTAGGGCTTCAAGGGACGCTTTTAAAGCAACAAATACAATACAAGGTCAATTAAAAAGATTATCAAGTGCTTTTACTAATTTAGTCGCTGATGGTTCAGAGTTTGGAATTGTTATAAGAGAAACTTTGAAAATAACTGCTGTAACTGTTGAGGCTCTAGGTCTTGCTGTAAAAGCTACGTTTGCACCATTTAGAGCTTTGTTTGGATTTATTGGAGAGATTAGTAATGCAGTTATTGGAGAATTTGGTGGGGAAGCTATTGATATTGTCATTGCTTTTGAAAAAGCTTGGATCTTTGTTAAAAACGCTATCAATGAAAATATTAAAGCAATAACAGAACTTGGTAAAAAAGTTGGTCAAGTCGTAGGCAAAATTGTTAAAGCAGTTTTTGACGGATTTAGAAAAATTCAACAATTTGTTGAAAATAACAAATTTCTTAGTCTTTTATTAGGGCAAATCCAAAAGATTACGCCAAAAATAGAGATTGATGTTGAGGGTGACGATCTTAAAGAACTTAAGAAAGATTTAGATGTAGCAACAGATGGAACAAACAAATTAAGTGATGCCTTTAAAAAAGTAGGAGATAATATCGCAACTGGTGTTTCTGATGCTTTAACTGATGCAATATTACAGACAAAAACATTAGCTGACGCAGCTAAAAGTTTGCTTCAAAGTGTTGCTAGACAATTATTGCAGCTCGGTATTAATACATTTTTATTTAGTGCTTTTGGTGGTTCATCTGGTTTATTTAAAAATTTACCAACATTCGCTGGTGGTGGAAGGCCAAAAGTAGGACAGCCCTCAATAGTAGGAGAAAAAGGTCCAGAATTATTTGTTCCATCAAGGGCTGGCACTATCATCCCAAATAATCAATTAGGTGGAGGTAACATGACAAATAATATTGTTGTTAATGTAGATGTAAGTGGAGGTGTTGACGCACAGGGAGGAGAACAGGAAGGCAGAGAACTTGGTAGACTTATTGCGGTAGCGGTACAATCTGAAATAATACAACAAAAAAGAGCAGGGGGTTTATTAGCATAATGGCTACTTTTCCAGACATCAAGCCTTCTTATGGGTCAAGAAAAACTAATGCACCTATCAACAGGGTCGTAAGATTTGCTGATGGGTTTGAACATAGAATAGTTTTTGGCCTAGCACAAAATCAAAACCCTAAAATTTTTAATTTTACATTCAATGTCTCTGAAACTGATGCTGATACAATCGAAACTTTTTTAGACGCAAGGGCAAATGATCAGGCTAGTTTTGACTACACCCCAGCAGGTGAAAGTTCTTCATTGAAATTTGTTTGTGATAGATGGACAAAATCCATACCATATTTAAACAGGGCTACAATAAATGCCACATTCAGAGAAGTATTTGAACCATGAGTACTGCTCCAATAATTACTGATCTGCAAAAGATCAATCCATCAGCAGTTATTGAATTATTTACACTTGCCACTACAACAGCTTTACATGGATCGAATACAACTTATAGATTTCATGCTGGTACGAATCTTAATTCAAACGCAGATATAATCTGGGCTGGTAATACATATACAAAA